TGGTAATACAGAAATCGTCACATTTGGAACGAACAACTTTGATTATGATATGGGTGGGCCCTCCGGAGATGTTGCAGTTATTTCAAGTCCAGATGCAAATACTACAGGAATATGTATGAGCATTACATCACCAACTAATAATGATACATTCACTTTATTCCTTGATCTGAGAAAGAGTGGAAAAGATTTTGATCAGGGACAAACTGCTGACCCAACAGCCTTCAACCGCGGAGGGGCAGCAGGGTTCTAATGAGTAAGAGAATCAAAGATTTGGAAAAACTAGTAAAGCATTATGCGGACTTAGTTGCTCAAGACAGAAAAAAACACGACACACGTGGTTTGGATCCAGGACGGGAAGGTGATACAACACTAAATCAAAGTGAACTTTCCGACCATTGGTTTAGACTTGAGAAAGCTAGAGAAGCCGAAAAGCGCTCTCAACAAAAAAGAAAAGAAAGAGCTCAAGAACCAGGATTACCGTTTGGTAGACTTCCAAAAGGAAAAATGAAAATGACGGAAAGCGATGAAGCCCTGGATGAAGCGTGTCTCTCCAAATCACTAAAGCATCAGTTGAAAGCTAGGATAGATAAAAAAATGGATCAAAGGCAAGTAAAAAGTTTGGGCGGGCTAGAGGAAGATAAAACACTTCTTCGGAATAGGCCTATGATAGATAAAAAGTCTCCTAGGTATCACGAAAGAATGGCCAAAAAGATGAAATCGTCTCAAGAAGTAGATGGTTGGTCTGACTCTCAGTCGCAGCGACAAGAATATCATGAAGGTGAATATAAAAGATTGGTTGGGAAACCTATTGAATATGGTAAAATAAAAGAAAGCCTAGTTGACCTGGTCACTAGCAAAAAGTATGAAGATGCTAATGGTCTGATCAGAGAACGCCTGGAAAATATAGTCAGAGCTAAACTTTTTGAAGTAAAGAAAATGGTCGCGGCCAAGTTGGATAAAAGTGACTCTCCTCCGTTTGAACCAGATAAAGAAAAGAGCACTCCATGGACCAGTCCCGGGTCCAAAGCAAAACATTTGGCCCAGGCAGAAATGAAAAAGCGGATAAAGAAAAGCCTCAAGGAAGGCGACGTTGTAAAGTTTGAGCCGGGGAAAAGAAAACCTGGACCAGAAAAGACAACTCCAGTAGGCGCGCGTGGAGCATATTTGCTTCCCAGAAGACCTGGCGGCAAACCAATAAACCCGGATACAGTCAATAGGTTCTATAAGGCCTTGGCTGGCCCAGAAAATGCCGATGATAAGAATAAAAAGGTGGACGAAAGTGTAAAATCGGCAATCAATAAGGTAGTACGAAAATTGGCAGCTCCTCAAAGAGCAGCCAAGCTGATGAAAAAGCTTAGAGGACAAGAAAGACTAAACAAAGTAGAAGGTGATCATCAAAACTTTGTATCAGCACTATGGATAAAAAACTATGACCCTAGTAAAAATGATGAACCAACTACACCAGGAGATATGTCGGCCAAAGAATATAACGCTAGTTCTCTGAAGAAATCAAAAGATGCAGCAGAAAAAAGCTGGGCCCATTCAAATAGAGCAAGCGACTTATATCACCGACAAAAGAAGATCAAAGGTATGTTCAACAAAAAGCGCGATCTGGAAGAGGGAAAGATCAAGGATTTAGTCACCAAGGATCAAGAAAGATCGCTATCCCCAGATGAAGCAAAAAAGTTAGCTGCTTTGAAAAAAGCAAAGAGTGTACGTTGGGAAGGGAAAAAATAAGTTGAAACTGATAATAGAAGAATGTAAGGACATTCAATATATTGTAGAATCAAAGGGGGGCACAAAAACCCATTTCCTGACGGGCATCTTTGCCCAGGCAGAACAGCAAAATAAGAATGGTAGAGTATACCCTCTTTCTATACTTTCAAGAGAAATAGAAAGATATAATAAAGATTATATTCAGAAAAACAGAGCTTTGGGGGAGTTGGGGCATCCTGATAATCCCTCCATCAATCTGGATAGAGTTTCGCATATGATTACAAGTCTGACTCCTGATGGTAATAACTTTGTAGGTAAAGCGAAAATTTTAGATACTCCTAATGGTAAAATAGTAAAAAGTCTATTGGATGGTGGCGCTCAATTGGGCGTTTCAACGAGAGGTGTAGGATCTCTCAAACCCCACAATGGATATCAATTAGTCCAAGATGATTTTAGACTTAGTTGTGCAGCTGACATTGTTGCAGATCCTTCAGCGCCATCTGCCTTTGTTCAAGGCATTATGGAGAACCACGAATGGATCCTTGAAAATGGAAATTGGAAAGAAATGGACTATGAAAACGCCAAAAAAACAATCAAATCGGCCAACAGAAATGAAGTCGAAGCTATAGCGCTAAAGTTGTTTGAAGGCTTTATCTCAAAACTCTAAAACATATAAATATATAACCAATCAAAGGAGCATTCTAATGGGTAAGTCAGGCAAATCACTAACAGAAGCAGCAAGATCAGTATTACTGAAAGAAGGTGGTATTCCTTCGGTGAGCTCATCTGATACAAATCCAGATAGAGACGCCACCTCAACAACAGTAAGTAAGTCTAGCCTAAAACCCAAAACAGCTAGTTGTGAGCCCGACCCAAAGCATAATGAAGCAGAAGATTTGGGAGGCGCCACGGTCACCTCTACTCCAAAAGAAAACTTGGGAGCCAAAGCGGCCAAATCAAAAGATACTAGTAAGTCTTCAACGGCCGCCGTTAGTTCTGAGCCCATGAAAAAGCTTTCAGAAGAAGAGAGCGATGAAGCCCTGGATGAAGAAGTGGAAGCTTATATTGACGCCATGATTGAAGAAGGGCATTCTGAAGAAGAAATAATGAAATCTCTCGAAGAACTCTATGAAGAAACTCCTGATGAGGATGATACTGGCGCGGAAGTCTCCGAAGAGTTGGAAAGCTTTATCAACACCATGATTGAAGATGGCCACTCCGAAGAAGATATCAGCAAAGCTGTTGAAGAAAACTTTGAGTTGGTGTCTGAGGAAGATGAGACTCCCAGCGAAGAAGAAGAGGAAGAAGCCCCTATCCAAAAAGTTGATATGTCGGAACATGTTGAAGCTCTCCTTGAAGGAGAAGACCTTTCCGATGAGTTTAGACAGAAGGCCACCACGATTTTTGAATCTGCGGTAAATCAAAAGATAAACGAAGAGCTTGAAGTTATTGAAGAAGCTTATGCAAAATCCCTTGAAGAAGAAGTATCAAAAATTCAGGAGTCTTTGACTGAACAAGTTGATGATTATCTCAACTATGTTATCGAACAATGGGTTTCTGAAAATGAAGTGGCCATTGAAAGCGGACTCAAGTCAGAACTTACAGAAGACTTTATTTCAGGCCTGAGAAACCTATTTGCTGAACATTACATCGATATTCCGGAAGAAAAAGTTACTGTTATTGAAGAACTTGGAAACGAGCTGGAAGAACTAAGAACAAAGCTCAACGAAGAAATCGACAAAAATGTTCTCCTAAACAAAATGGTGGGCGAATCAAAACAAGCTGAAATATTTGCATCAGTTGTAGATGGTCTCACGCAGACACAAACGGAAAAGCTAAAAGCTTTGGCCGAAGGGATTGAATACAAAAACCAAGAAGAATATGATAGAAAAATAACAACTTTGCGAGAGAACTATTTTCCAACAAAAACAAAGTCACAACCATTGGATGCAGCAGAATCAGCTGATGATGGAAAAGGAATGCTCGCAGAAACTCTCAAGGGCCCAATGGCATCTTACGTCAAGACCTTGAATAAATCATTGCCCAACTAACATAAAAAAACATAAGTGAATACTAAATATTTTGATATAAATGGATAGACAATAAAACCAATAATCTGACCTATAGGTCGGCAAAAACAAGAAGAAGGAATAATAATATGTATTTAGCCGAGGCACTAGAAAAGAAGTGGGAACCAGTTTTAGATCATGAAGGTCTATCACATATCAAGGATCCCTATAAACGAGCTGTTACTGCTATTATCTTGGAAAACCAAGAAAAAGCAATGGCAGAAGAATCAAGGATTATGAACGAAGCTGCGCCGGGAAATAACTATGGTGGTGGCAACATTGGTTCATATGACCCAATTCTTATCTCACTAGTTAGACGTGCTCTGCCCAACCTTATTGCTTATGATATTTGCGGCGTTCAGCCAATGACCGGTCCAACAGGACTGATCTTTGCTATGCGTTCGAAGTATCGTACACAAACTGGCCCAGAAGCACTGTTTGGTGAAGCAAATACTGCTCACACCACCTTGAACGCGGCCGGTCTTGCTGCTTCAGGAAACGTAATGGGCAACTATGCTAATACCAACCCCGTATTTGCTCTTGCAACAGCTGCAGTATACGGCGTAGGTACTGGTATGACTACAGCTCAAGCGGAAGCTTTGGGTGATGCGGGTGCCAACGCATTTGCTGAAATGGCATTCGCTATCGACAAAGTGACTGTTACTGCCAGAAGCCGTGCGCTCAAGGCAGAATATACAATGGAACTTGCGCAAGACCTCAAGGCAGTTCATGGACTAGATGCCGAAACTGAGTTGGCAAATATTCTGTCCACAGAAATCTTGGCAGAAATCAACCGTGAAGTTGTTCGTCAAATCTATCGTTCAGCATCTCTTGGTGCTCAATATGGCGTAACAACTACTGGCACATTTGATCTTGATACTGACTCCAACGGTCGTTGGTCAGTTGAAAAGTTCCTTGGGCTAGTAATGCAAATCGAACGTGATGCCAATGCTATCGCAAAGGCAACCAGACGTGGGAAGGGTAACATCCTTATTGTTTCCTCGGATGTTGCTTCAGCTCTGGCAATGGCAAAAGTTCTTGACTACAAGCCTGACCTGAATGTAAATCTTACCGTTGACGACACTGGCAATACCTTTGCTGGTACCATCCACGGAAGAATCAAGGTTTATATTGACCCATATTTTGGTGGTTCTGCTAATGGCGATGAACTTGTTACAGTTGGCTATAAGGGGAACTCTCCTTATGACGCTGGACTTTTCTATTGCCCATACGTTCCACTCCAAATGGTAAGAGCAGTTGGTCAAGATAACTTCCAACCACGCATCGGGTTCAAAACTCGATATGGAATGGTTGCCAACCCATTTGCCACCACCGCAGGTGATGGTCATGTGGCTGATCGTACAACCGATTCATCCAATGCCAACCTGTATTACAGAATTTTTAGAGTGACTCACCTCACCTAAAAATATGGAATAATAAGAAACTAAAAGGAAAACTCTAGGAAGGAACTTTGGTTCCTTCCTTTTTTCTTGGATTGATGGAATTCCATGTGACCCATATCAATATCATATCATATCATATCAATATCATATCACGACATATCATAAACATAACAATATAATAATCCCGGGAAAAACCTCCCAAACCACACTATAAATATATGGCAACCACAAAAAGAGGAATACATTATGGGCGAATCTAAAATATATCCTGGCCACATAGCACCTAAAAATACAAAAGGAGTAGAACATCCATGGACCAAAGGGATCCCAGAATATGATGATCTGACCGTGGATGAACAAGTGAAATATATAAATCAAGCGGAGTATTTGGTCAAACGAGGATACTTATCTTCCGACCTTCCAATAAGTGAACTGGCCAGGAAGCTATATAAAATGAAGGAGGCTGTAAATCATAAATATAAGAAGTTACCAGAATAGGGAGCTTCTATGTACCAAACTAAGGAAGTTGTTTTTGAATATTATGTTTATTCATATCATCGGAAAGATGGGAGTCCTTACTATATTGGTAAAGGAAAGAGATATAGAGCCTGGCATAAAGGAACTCATAATATTCATCTTCCTAAGAATAGAAAATATATTGTTATCATTGAAGCAAATCTTACAGAAATAGGTGCCCTTGCTATTGAAAGGCAACTTATCAGATGGTATGGTAGAAAAGATAACAATACTGGAATACTAAGAAATATGACTGATGGTGGTGATGGAGCAAGTGGTGCTGTTCGTTCTATAGAAAGTAGGGAAAAGTTATCTAAATCAAAAAAAGGTAAATATAAAGAACCAAAAAGCGAAGAACATAAAAAACAAATGAGCTTATCAAGAAAAAAATGGTTTCAAACAGAAGATGGTATAAAATATAAAAAAGTATTATCTGAAAAACACAAAAATAAAAATGTTTCTGAAGCAACTAGACAAAAACAGAGAGAAGCAAGACTAAAACAAACATTTACACAAGAAGATTACCTAAAAATAAGTAAAGCAAATAAAGGCAGAAAGTGGTATACTAATGGAATAATATGCGTAAAATCAAGAATACATCCAGAAGGATTTGTACCTGGGAGAAAAATATAGTGTGTAAAAGTATTATATTGGTAAAAGTGCTTTATTATATACCCGATTACACCCACCTGCTTCAAGAGTTTTTCTTTCAGACAGAAGACATAGTTCCCGACATTCCAAGGGTTCACTATTTCCTAAATTACTGGAAAGAAAACATTGATGCCATAATCAAGGAAGTAAGCATTTCTTCGTCTTATCATACGCAATATAATAACTCTCAGTTTTATAAGGTTATCAACTAATGAGCTCAGAATCCCCACTAACACGTATACCAATCAATACTTCTTTTCTCCAGCCGACAAAGTTTGGTTTTACCTTTCCAACTTTGCCCTTTCTAAGATACTTTTGCCAGTCAGTTATAATCCCTGGAGTATCAACTTCGCCTGTTAGAGTATCATCTCCATTTGTAGATACATATAGGCACGGAGATAAGTTAGTATTTGATCAACTAACCGTAACAGCACTTATTGATGAAGACCTTAGGCTCTGGGAAGAGACCTATAACTGGATTGTTGGGCTTACAAAACCAGATAGATTTCCCCAATATATCAGAAGCAAAGATAAAAAAGCACAGTTATACCATGATGGAGTTTTGACGATCAATACGAATGCAAACCTCCCAAACATAAGAATAACTTTCACCGATTGCCACCCCATTTCACTATCTCCTATCCAGTTTGCCACAACTGAGACGGCCGACACCCTCCTTACATCCGATATCGTATTTCGATATGACCAAATGGAAATAGTAAGACTAATGCCGCTCGGATAATAACAAAAGCTTGACTTCCTTATGGATATGAGTTATAATATGTTTTTATGAGGCCCCATGAATCCACCAATCTCCCTTGATCAACTAAATGAAATGTGGTCTATTGACGCTGGAATAGACCAAACAGAGCCGGGCAAAGAACTGGCCAGAATACCATCCCTCCATTCCAAGTATCTAAGGATTTTATCACACCACAACTTGGTAGTGAATAAACTGACCCAAGATTACAACAAAATGAAAAAGATAAAAACAGAATATTATGGGGGGGACCTCAACAACCCAGACGATCTAAAACTATATGGATGGGAGCCAATGATAAAAAAAATCATCCGTCCTGATATACCTTTGTATCTGGATGCTGATCAAGACTTGATAACGTTGCTGATAAAAAGAGTTATGAACCAAGAAATAGTAAATACAACAACATCTATACTACGTGAGTTGAATAGCAGAACTTATCAGCTCCGGAGTTTTATAGACTATCTGAAATTCACAAATGGAGGAAACTAATGATTTTGGAAATAGATAATGGAATACATGTGGTGGCAAAATCGCGCCAGCTTTTTGCTGAGTACACAATAGACTTGCCCAAAGATTGGCCAAAATGGTTGAAAGAGCAAGCTGATCTGCATGAAAAATCTGCCATGGAGCTTAGAAAAGTAGCAAGCTATATGGAAGAAAATGAAATAAATCTGTGACCAAGACCGATCTGAAAATCTCAAACAAAGATGAAGCATATATCACCATTGGTTGTGATGAATCCGTTTCTTATGAACTGAGAGATCATTTTACATTTGTAGTTCCTGGTGCTTATTTCACACCAAAATATAAAGCAAAAGTCTGGGATGGAAAAATAA